TGGTGCTGTAGATATGGCATCAACTTTAACGTTAGCTGGTAATGCTGATTTTAACGGTGATCTAGATGTAGACGGTACGACTAATTTAGATGTTGTGGATATTGACGGCGCTCTGACTCAAGACGGAGGGGCTGTATTTAACCAAGCAAGCGCAGACGTAGACTTTCGAGTCGAAACTAATGGTGCCATAAATAAGTTTTTTATTGATGGTGGCAACGATGTAGTTGTAATAGGTAACAATGCCCCTGTTAGTTCGATTTCAGTTAATTCAACCTTTCAAATACAAGGCAACAGCAATGCTAATTCGGGTATGTCAATTAGCCGTTATACGAGTAACAATTCTGGGCCATATTTAAATCTTGCAAAATCTAGATCCACTAGCGTTGGGGATAATTTCACCATTGTTCAAGATGGCGATACCCTTGGACGAGTTTCGTTTGTAGCTGCCGATGGCAATGATTTTGCTCACCAAGGAGCAAAAATCGTAGGAGCTTTAGATGGAACACCAAGTGCAAACGACGTACCAGGAAGGCTTGAATTTCACACTACTCCTGATGGTAGCAACTCGCCCAGCGAGAGGATGAGGATAACAGATGCAGGTGACATCGGAATCGGAGACTCAGCGCCTTCTGCGAAGCTCCATGTAACAACTGGCGTTCAAGGTGACGATGCTGTTGTTTTTGAAAGCACAAATGGTGGTACGTCTTTCGGCCCAGTATTGAATCTGGATAGAAACTCTAGCAGCCCAGCAGATAATGACCTTTTAGGAAGAATTATTTTTAACGGTCGAAATGATGCTGATCCATCTGAAGTAGTTCCTTATGCAAGGATTAAAAGCGCAGCTTTAGATGTCACCGATGGGGAAGAAGATGGAAAGCTAGAGTTAAGCACTATTCTTGCTGGTGCTGATACATCTCGTATGGAGATGACTATCACAGAAACAGTATTCAACGAAGACAGTAAAGATCTCGACTTCCGTATTGAATCTAACGGCAGCACTAAGAAGTTTTTTATTGATGGCGGTGAAAATGTCGTTTGTATAAATACCGACTCTCCAAGAGGCATCGCTTCAACCAGTAACCGACAATTCCAAATGGAAGGCACGAGTGGGGTTGCCTCCAGTTTCTCAATCACCAGAAACCAAAATAGCAATGGTGGCCCCGCCTTATTTTTTGGTAAGACCAGAGGCACTTCCTTTGGTGACGTAACCATCGCACAAGATGGAGATGCTTTAGGAACTTTAGGTTTCTGTGCCGCTGATGGTAACGACGTTGCTCACCAATCAGCAAAAATTGTAGGAAGTCTTGACGGAACACCGGCAGAGAACGATGTTCCCGGTAGACTTGAATTTCATACTACCCCTGATGGCTCTACTACTCTGAACGAGAGGATGAGAATCAATAGCGACGGTGATCTGTTAATAAATACCACCACCGATTATGGCGCTAAGGTAAACATAGCTAGAGCTGACAATAACGTACAGCTTGCCCTCGTCTGTACCGACGCTGATCAAGGGGATGGCCCGATCTTAGATTTTATTCGTGATTCAGGCTCTCCTTCGACAGCGGATGATATAGCGGTTGTCAACTTCAAAGCAGATGACGATGCTGGGAATAGAGATATATATGCTCAAATCGCAGTATTTTCGCCGGGAGTTACGAGCGGTTCAGAGCAAGGCCGATTCGTTATAAACACTAATGATGGATCAGCAGGGCTGCAAAATCGCATCGACTGCACTACAGGCGAGACTGTCTTTAATAACGGCTCTGTTGACATCGACTTTCGTGTTGAGTCAGACGGCAAGCAGCACATGCTGTTTGTTGATGCTGGTACAGATACTGTCAGAATTGGCTCTAGCAGCGATGTCAGCACAGCGGCAACCACTTTGCAAGTTACCGCCGATTCTGGAGAACGTGCTGCAGATATATACAGACCGACTAGCACAGGCACTGGGGTAATTTTCGCAGCTTATTCTAATGTTGGAGGAACTGCCGAAAAAGTATTTGAGGTTGAAGCAAACGGCGATGTTGAGAATGCCACAAACAGCTACAGCACAATTTCAGATCAAAGACTGAAGCAAGATATTGTTGACGCAAATAGCCAGTGGAATGACATCAAAGCCTTACAGATTCGCAATTTTAGATTTATCAACGATGTGAATCAAAATGGTGAAGATGCTTTGAGGCATATTGGCGTAGTAGCTCAAGAGGTTGAATCTGCTGGTATGACAGGTTTAGTTAAAACAAGAAATGATGAAGACACAGGCGAGGAAATAAAATCAGTTAAGTCTTCTATTATCTATATGAAAGCGGTGAAAGCTCTACAAGAAGCAATAACTCGAATTGAAACATTAGAAGCTGAAGTGACAGCGTTAAAAGGAGGTAGCTAATGGCTGCGACATTTACATGGAATATTCCACAGGTTGATCGTCAAGTCTCCTCTGGATTGATTACCAACATTCATTGGCGGCTTTTGGCTGTCGAAACAATTAACGGCACCGAGTACCGAGCAGAATGCTACGGCTCAAAAGGCGTGTCTGGTGATCCAAGTTCATCAGATTTTATTGCCTACGATAGCGTAACTAAAGAAAATGCGATTGCTTGGGTTAAAGCTGCGCTCGATGCTGATGAGGATGAAGACTCAGCCGCCGACAAAGAAGCTAGCCTGCAAGGTCAGATCAACAAAAAAGCATCTCCAGTACAGGCATCAGGAACACCCTGGTAATGAAGCAAGAACAAACGCAAACACTTGACTTAGCTCTGGAGGCTCTAGAGAAAATTGCTCAGCACGAGAAAGAATGTGGTGAGCGGTGGGGTGAAGCTACGGCAGAGCTGAGGCAGCTTAAAGATTTAGTATCCTCTCATGCTCGTAGGTGGGAGCGTTTGGCTTGGCTTGTTGTTACTGTTGTGGTAACGGGTGCAGCCTCTGTGATAACAACAGTATTGACATAAGAGAAAAGACATGAGTTTAAGTTTAGAAGATTTATTTGACTTATTCACTGAAAATGCTGGCGACATTGCTGGCGCTGGCGCTGGTCTAGCTCTTTTTGATCAGTTTAGTGACATAGGCAGGGATGTTGCTAGGCGTTCAGAAGAGATAGGAGAAGAAGCCGCAAGACGCGGTAGATTTAAGCCTTTTGGCATAAGCACTGGTTTCGGTGGCATTCAAACAGACCCTAGAGGTGGTTACACTACAAACCTAAGCCCTTTTGGAAGACGCTTCCAAGGTGACGCTAGAGCCATCACAAGAGGGCTTACAGCAGACTTTGGCGATGACATACCTGACACCTCACGTGTTTCCAATATGGCGTTTAACAGGCTTCCTGGGCTCCTCAGGACTGCTACAGGCCCAACAGCAGCTAGAGAAGCTGACATATACGATAGGATTAGGGCT